ATTACCATTTCCACTCCAATTCCAATGGAGTAAAAATGCTGTTCTCTGGCGGACCAGGGAACGTCTGGAACGTCTTTGATTGCGCCAAGGTATTGAAAGGCAATGTTTTCGCGGATTACCTCCTTGAGAGCTCTTCGATAGCGCATAGCTCGTTTAAGTGAGTTGTCGCTATCAGCCTCCATTTCATCAGAGAAAATCAGCTCGAAACCCATCGCGATCCTGGTTGACGATGAACCCATTGGAGAATCATCAGACGTTATTGCCACGCGGTAGACAACGCATGGATCAAAGCTTGGCGCGTCGCCAGGGAAATCAACAAAGTAGTAGGCGCTAGTGTCGATTTCATTTAGCGTTAATCCATCGTTTTTTTCCGCGTTTATAGCCGTAATTTTTGTATTGATATTGTTTTTCATCGCAGTAATGACCGATGTGATCATTGTCTCTTCGTTAAATTTGCTCATCTCATTACTCCCGCGACCGTTTTATCGATATAACTTTGAGTTGTTCTGTCCCAGCGCATTGAGAGCCGGTCGTTATCTTCTCCGAAAAACCAAATAGGCCTTCGAGGAAGCCTGGGCGTTCCGAAATAACTTTCTCTCGGCTTTGGGCTGTGGTGATAAACGGCGTATCTGACAGATGTGCCGATTTCAAATTTTAGTTTGTCGATGTTTGAAACAGAATTTACAGCTCTTCTTGAAAGTAGAGACGCGGCAAGCCTTCCCGAAGCAAAAAGGATAGGGTAGACGTGACCCCATTTTCTTTCCTTGACTTCCTGATAGTCTGGGTCAAGGTCTTCGTACTGGCCGGGCCCACGAAGATTAAATATTCTTTTTTCGTCTTTATAAAAATCAGAAGCTAGCTGCTCAAACAGCGGGCGAAGATCCCCAAGAGATCTTGAAAGCTCTTCGACCTTCGAATAAATCGAATTAAGAGCTTCAGTTTCAAATTGTATGCCTTTACCTTCGCTCACCACTGTTCTTTGTCCTTATCAATTGTCGCTTCAACGTCGTTTGAATAGTTGTAGGAATAAAAGTCGTATGATTCTTTTGCGTTCGCGTCTGTCAGCTCGACTTTTCCTGAAATGATTGCCGCTAGTTTGTCTTCTGCAAGTTTTCGGTAATCAGTTGGGTTTTGCCTATCGGAGTGTTTTCCAAGGCCTTGCTTTACGATGTCATTCACATCGGCAATGGTCATGTATTCGCAGATTTCTTTAACAACGCTAAGAGAGTATTCGCCCGTAATCGGGACCGTGTAGGCCTTGGACAATCGATTGTCGATGGTTGCTGAATGACGTTCGATCAGGCTTTCAACTTTAGCGAGTTTGATTTTAGTTGAGGTTGAAAACGTAACGCCCGGGAACCAACCCTCGATGTCTGAGACTGTGCAATATGTTGTAATGGCCATTTATCACCCAGAGTGAAGGGAGGCCGAAGCCTCCCTGTTAGTTGTTAGCTCACAAGAGAAACTTCTCGGTAATGTACTTTTACTTTGAACGTTCCTGCGGCGGTTCCTGGATCAGTGAACTGAGATCCGCCGGATTTGATGTTGAAAGATAGAGCCGTGTTGGCCAGAGCTGTGATGTCAATACCTTTAGCTGTAGCTGAGGCATTCCACAGAGCTGTGTCAGGCTTCATGAATACGTTGGTGTCTGCGTCTGTTCCGGGAATGAAAGCCGTCTTGTCGATATTGGCAAGAGTTGTTCCAGAAGCCACCGTTCCAGCAACAAGTACCAGGTCGTCTCCGCCCGTGTACTCTGCTGTATCGAAATCCGCGAAGATTTGGATAGCTTCTGGAATGTAGACAACACCGGCTTGGCCTGCCAGCACCTGAAGGTCTCCGCCGGTTCCGCCGTTTAGAGCAAGAAGCTGAGCTTTAGAAACTTCAAGTGTGGTTGTTTTTTCAGCATAAACCGCGTTTGCCCAAGTCAATTTTGTGCCATTTGACTGAATCACTTGGCCCGTAGTGCCGACGCCGAGTCTTTCTGGAACGCCTGAAGTACCACCTTGGACAACATCGCCTTCACTCGTAATCACATCAGCCGCGTCACGATCAGCATAGAAATAGGTCAACACGACAGGAATCACATCGCCCGAAGATGATGTGCTTGAACTCATCGCGTCTGCAATCGCGCAGCAAAGGGTTCCAGATCCGGCTGAAACCTTCTCGCCCTTGCCGTCTGCGCCTGAGCCGATGAAATTACCTGCGGCAATTCCTGCGTCCACTTCAAGCTTCGCGCCGCCGCCGATCATGGCAACATCTACCGCTTCGCCTGACTCTGGAGCGTTCATCTGCACGCCGCAGGGAATATCTGTTGCGGCGTCGATAGCGACCACCTGGTCAGCAGTCGTGTGAAATTTAACAAAACGGTACTGGTTTGAGGAAAGGTCCTCACCAGCTTTGAAGCTTTGCATGTTTGGAGTGATATAGGGTTTCATATTATTTTTTCTCCTTTAAATTTGATTTACTTGCCTTCGACGATCACACCGTTTGCGAGCCATTCTTTGATTTGTCCGTCAGAAGCTTTTGCTTGCTGGCCCTTTTTAAATGGCTTGCCGTCATGTTTGCCGTTTCCCTTAAAGACATATACTTTTTCGCCTTCTTTTTTTGCAGGCGCGGAAGCCGGTTTTTTTGCTTCTTCTTTTTTGATTTCTTCTTTCTTTTCCATTTAAATATTCTCCTAAATGTTTGTTTTAAGGTTTAAGCAACGGCGTTTTTGATCATGTAGACCGCAGTCTCATCCATGATGTACTGATCGTATTCGTCCTTGCACTTGACCCACCAACCTTCAATGTCCTCATCTCGCCACTTCGAAACCTGAAGAGCCGCGCTTCTTCGGCATGTGTATCCAAAGCAGATTTCTTTGATCTTTGGTTGGCGAGGAATGTATGCTGCCCAACAGTGTTTTCCCCAAAGGTTTGAAAAACTGTCTGTCTGGCCGTCTTCGGCGCTGTTATAGCGTCCTCGGGCGATAATCACTTGACGAATGCCGAGAGCTGTGGCGATTTGCTCAGGTCGGATGTAGGCGGTTTGGCTGTACTTAAAGCCGAGAAGGTCTTTGACCTCATCAAGAACCACAAATTGACGCCAAACCGGCGTAGACATGATAAGGCTCATGTCGCCGTCGTATTGGTTCATAGCGTCGGCCGCTGTTCCAATAGCTGTTTTGACATCTCCCAAAGGATCATCGTCGTCGCCTGACCACTGACTTGTTCCTGAAAGCGTGCTGGTGTTGGTAAAGTTACCGTCGTCATTCATGTAGCTCGAAAGACCGTACTCGCGGGCAACGGAAAGAAGGTCCATTACAAACTCGGTTTTATCCCTTTGCTCATTAAACGGATTTTCCTGGTTTTCAGCGATCTTGTCCGCTGCCATTGCTTTAAGCGCGTGTTCTTCAAGCGTGTATGCGTCCGCCTGGTCGGTTGTGAAAGTGACTGTCGGAGTCTGGCCTTCAGGAGCCTTGATGGTTGTGACAAGCCGCATATTTGAGCCGTCATAAACGCCGATTTTTGCAGAAGGTTTTACTACGCCAAGCTGCGGAAGAATAATTTCATTGACGTGACCCCTGGGCCGGTGCCCTTTCGCTATCTTCGTTAAGAGTGGGTCGGTATATTTCTTAGTGGTAGCCATAATTTTTTCCTTTCAATTAAAAAGAATCGGTTCGTCCTTGATCCGATTCCGCTACGCCAAAGCTTCCTCTTTGTAGGCTTCAGCGAGTTTTGGATTTTCAGAAAGAACAATCATCGATGCGTCGGCAAAAGAGATTTTCTTTTCTTCAGCCATCTTTTCCGCAAGCTCAGTCACCTGGATGCTCGCAGCTTTTTCTTTGTTCTTTTCTCCGGGGTTGTGATCAGAGCCCTTAGAATCGCCAACGGGGACAACTTTAGGAGCTTCTGAGAGATAAGCTTCACAAAACTCTGCTCCGTTCTTTTCAAACATCTGCTTGAAGGTCCCGTCAGCCATGGCTTTTGTGAGCTTTCCTTCTTCCATGCCTTTTTTCTTAAGGTCGTTGAACTTAATTTCGGCTTTTTCTTTCTCGACGGCGTCTACCTTCTCGCTTAGAGCTGTGACTTTTCCTTCGAGTTCTTTGTTCTTTGTTGTTGCTCCATCAAGCTTTTCCGACAGCTCGACTTTTTCGGCTTCCAGCGAATCTGTGCGATCTGCTTTTTTTTGAAGCTCGGAAAGGTCGATTCCGTGCTCGGAAAGTTCGACTTTCAATTCTGCTAATTTCATCGGTTTTACCCTTTCGTTTTCTTTTGGTTTGTAAGTGTGAATTTCACTTGCAGCAATAGCGTTCATGCCTTTAACAAAAGGCTTGTTCGTTAAAGCCGCGCCGATAAGAACCCAGTCGAATACCTTTCCGGATTCAGCGTCTTTGTACTTTGGAAGAAACTCGGCCGACGTATATCGGTATTCCTTCTCTTTGACGTGCTGAAGTCCTGATTGTGTCCAGTCGGGTTCTGCCCAAAGCTCTGTGTCATTGTTTTTGATCGAAAGATTTTTTATCCAGCCCGCCGCTTTTGTGCCATGAGCTTTCGACTCGCCGTGTTCATAATTGAAGACGAGATCAATCTTTCTTACTTTGCGATCAAAGTTTTCTTTGAATTGCTTTAGAACCTTGGAACTTATTTCAAAGGAGCCATAAAGAGGGTGCTGATACTTGCCTACTTTAAGTACCTGCACTTCTTTTGCGCTCTCATCGTCACTAAGCGCAATCTCATGGCAGCCTATAAAATACGATTTATAATCTAACGACATTTGAATAATCCTCATCCATGATGATTTGAGTCACTTTCAAAAGAATCCCCCATTCGCAAAGACAATCCGCGCAAACCCAAAACTCCATCGTCCCGTCCGGCTGTTCGTCGTCGGATAGGTTTTCGATGTTTTCTGATTTGCACTTCGGGCATAGCGTCGGCCTTTCCATTCGCTTCCTTTGCTAAATGTTTCTTGTCTTTAAAATCTTCTGCATGTCCGGGGGTTCCTTGCCTCGTTTTTCAAATTGCTTCACAAGGCTTTCGTTTGTCGGATCGACTTGAATGCCTGTAATTTCCGGCTTTTCTTCGTAAATGGTTATTGGCACGAGAATTGAGCGACAGTTGTAATGATTCGGAGGTCTGAGAGAAAGAAGATCCGGGTCATTTGGTTTAACTATTTTTTTATCAAGCGACAGACAAATGGGAGTTGTCGCGCCGTCAAGAACCGCGCTGTACTGAAAAGCCTGTATCTTTTGAAGGTTCTTTTGATCAAAGAAAAATCCAAACCGTCCGCGATTGATTCCCTTTGCCGCGAGAGTGCCGGCGGCGGATTGGACCTGTGGAGAATCTACGTACTGCTCAAGGTCTTTCTCAATTTGAAAGATGATTTCTTTGTCGGTTTTCTGAGCCTCTACTCCTGAGATAATTCCAAAACCGACTACGCTTTCGATTCTCTGCGCGTGCGTCTCTGCTTGACGGGCTATCTCGTAAAAGAGCGCGTTTTGGATGTGTTTTGGAAGGAACTGGGTTTGTTTTTTGAAGCTCCGAGTTGTCTGGAGTTTTTCGTCAAGCTCTCTCGGAAGCTTTGCGCTTAGATCCTTTTGTGCCTGATTGGCTCCCTCAACTACAATATTTGTGAGCTGAGCTTGAAGCTTTTTCTCGTATTGACGTTTGTTGACTTTAAACTCTGTCGCTACTGAAGAACGGTTATCTTCGTTTTTCTTTAGTAGGCGCTCTACGATTCGAAGCGTGTTCGTCACGATTTGAGAAAGCTCTGTTTTCATCGTTCGAAGGAGCTTTCTCTTCTCGTCTTCGAAGCCTTCTTTTATCTCCGCGAGATTTATGGGTTTTTCGTATTCGGTGAGGGCTCTAAAATATTCGCTCTGTGAGGGCTCGGAAAACTTGGGTGGCTTAGGTACCTGATCATTTGAGTTCGTCGATTCTGGGGGATCCTCGCTGCCCGGTTTTTTCTGATCGCTGTCTAAATTCTGATCATCGTCGCCGGGATCGTCGTCTCCTCCTCGGTCCTGGCCTTGGCGGGTAATGGTGTCTGTCTCTCTTTTCTTTGCGTCTTCTTCCCGCGTTGTTTCCATTTTCGGGAGGTTATGGGTTTCTCTCACGTTGATTTCAAGCGTATCGTCCGGGCGAATGACCCTTGAATCGACGTAGGTTTTGATCAGCTCGGCGAGCTCTTTCCCTTTTTTCTGATTGATTCCTGAGCATTTACACCTTGGGTTTTCGTCTACTTCTCCGAAATTCCAGCGTACAAGGTCTTGGTTAACCTTATCCATCTTCCGGCAGATGTAATCACCTATAAACTGAATTGAAGCAAGAGCCAAATCCGACTGATCAGCGCCGAGCGCGTACGATCCCGAAGATCCGTTTTGTCCGAGCTCTAAAAACTGGAAAAGAATCATCTTTGACATTTGGGTATCTTCGTAGAAAATCGAAGACATGGTTTTATCAGAGTCGTAAGGCGTCTTAAACACTTCAAGGTCGTATCCCTGCGGGATTACAATATGAGCGCTCTGGTGACCGGTAAAGTTTGAGAGGGTTTGGATGAATTTTTGCTTCTCGTCTTCCTTCGCGCCTCTTGGATATTTACCGACAGGAGTTCCGATCGATCCCTTTTCGATTCCAATCCCGTTAAGCTTAAGGTAGAGGTTTTTACGAAACCAGTGGCCATAGGCTTGACGAAGAAGACTTATTCCCTCGTAATTATCTCCTTCTTTCTCGTTAGTAAAGATCAAAAGACTCTCTCTTGGAATATACACATCGCCTGCGGTTTGATCGTCTACGGTGTCTCCGTAGGCAATTTGGCGAATACCCTGAAGCCCTCGTCTGCCTTGAATGTCCCAGCTTTCAATGGTCGATTGTTTTCGAAAGCCAATATCGGTCAGAGCGTGAACGTCTTTATAGTATTTGTGATATGCGCGAGACAGCTCCTTTTCCATCACGCAAAACCCGAAATCAAGGTAGGTGAGTATTTCTGAGAGCTTTTCAGAGAAATCAAAAAAGTCGTTTTCGAACCAGTTCCAATCTAAAAACTCGGCTATTTCTTTGTCTCTTGCGCTGTCTGATGCGGGAACGTGCTTAAAGGAAGCCGACTTGATCGGGTTTTTGATCGCGTTTAGAACCATTTTGACCTGGCCGTCGCCTCTTCTCATTTTGTCGTAGGTTTCGACGGCGGTCTTTCCGTTCAGGTCCGTTATGTAATCTTCATCGAAGTATCCAGCGTAGACGGTTGATCCGGTATATCCGATAAATTCAT